TTACTACCCTATACAAATATTCTAAAAAATGTTGATTATCTTTTAACACTGATATCAATCCTGTAGTTAAACAATACACTTGTCTTTCACTCATATTAAGCTGCATAGCATTATCTATTGCGTGTATGGCTTCATGTAACACTGTGTCCACTTCTAGTGGCAGGGGCTGACCATTCTTTATTTTTATCTTTAAATTGTCCCAATCACACTCACCAACAGCGTCTTTTAATTCATCTAAATAAACAATCTCATATTCCCTACCAATTATATTTAGGTGGTTTGGGGACATTATAACACCGCTTAAGCAACAAGTCCATTTAAATACACCGTCTTACCATTTTGTTTGGTTGCTGTCAACTCTTGTTTCTTGAGGTTGTTTGGGTCGTAGCTAACATGAACCCACCCGCTATCAGGAATACCACTTGTATAAAATTCTAATATAAGCTGTGTATATTCTAAATTGTCCATAATCCACTGAGCAAGCTCAGCATTAGCAACACCGGGTATTTCTATATCGGCTGCTTGGCCCTTGCAATGGTCTGAGGTACGAGATCCTCCGACTGCTGCATTACTTTCCGCACTGCGAAATGCACTATTACACTTTACACCTTTTTGATAATGATCTCTAACAGGTTGTAATACTTTCTCGCACAAGAGCTTAAGGCTAGCAATGGCTGCTTCATTTGGTGTATTATCCAGACCTAAACGCAAAGCAGTCTCAGACTTAGTAAGCTCATGTAAAGAGAAGTTGGCTGTTAAATTCATTTCATAGTCCTTAAAGTGTTATAGGTTTCTATACAAGCATTAAGCTTTCTTATGGCTGTGTCGCCTTCGGCTGTGATGGCGATAAGAGATGTAGCAACCTCTCTGTCAAGTTCGGTTCGTGTTTCTCCGCTGTTATCTCCAGCGGTAGTGGAGGCATCTGAGGAGGGACATACGGGGCTTTGGGTGGGGATTGACAGGCGCAGATCACCAGTGGCAATGTTAGCCCTAAGAGTAGTGATTTTCTTTTCAGCATTTTTATTAGCTTTCCTTAATGTATCTGCATATGTTGTGGCTACAACCATCATTTGTTTCTCTGTCTCTCTAGCCTTCTCATTCAAAGCAGCAATCTCAGCTTGTTGCTTTAGATGAGCGTCATGACCACCCTTCCAATAACCCCCTCCAAAACTGCTTAGAACAGCCAGCAAGACGGTTAAAAGTATGTAGGGGTTAAGGATGCTCATGGTGCTGGTGGCTCATTGTCGTTGGCTTCTGCCTTAGCACTTGCATTGGCAATTGCCTTGACACCAGATCGACCAGCAACACCGCCTAACACACCAGTGATGAAGACCATTATTGTTGAGATCTGCTGTGTATACACCTTGTCAATTGCAGCCATACTGCCATTCATAGGTTGCGTAACAAAACTCACTGAGTACAGAAACATACCCATAGAAGCCAGCAAGATTGTCACCAACACCACAATGACAAACGCCCAGACTCTTACTTCAATCTCATCTGCTGTCAGGCGACTATTTTGTTTGTATCCAATTGTTGGCATCACTTCTTCTCCTCTGGTTTAACAAGCATCTCAGGACAAGTTCCTGCTGCTGTACAAATTGGTGGCTTACATTCTTCACTATTCCAATTCTTTGGGTCTTGGCAGGGGTAGCGATAACGGTCTTCGCACCCTGTCAAACACAAGATTGTCACTAATACTAGTAGGCTTTTTATCATTTTCTTTTCTTTCAATCTTTCTTCTAAGTCTTTCTATCTGCTCAGTTTGTTGCTTCACTTCTTGTTTCTGTGCAAGAACATCAAGGTACATCCAAGCCAGTAGAGGTAACATAAAAGCAACTAAGACAACAGCAACAATCCATCCTAATACTCCCATCACATCACTTCCTTGTACTTGTGAAACGACAGAAGAAGAATCCAGAGGTATCCGATAAGCACCAGAGTCATAAGGCTGTAGACGAGCTTTCTTTGTCTGTCCTGCTCTGTTACTTGACGTTGCCATCTTTTAATTCTTTCACGCTTTTCCTGCACTAGCCTAGCTGCTTCCTGTTCTGCTCCTATAATATCTCTCATCTCAAATACTTTGCTGTATAAAGCTCCCATCTCTGGAGGACTCTGATACACCATAGTTTCTCTAATGGTTTTTTCTAATGCTGCCATCTGATCCATTGCCATCACCCTTTTTAGGGCAGCTTCCATTAGATTGGCATCTGGATCGTAAACTGTTTGGCTCTTCTCTTCTTCTTCCCTTATGTGTGCAGCTAGTTGTTCTTGAAGTTTAAAAAACTCAGTGAGTTGGGAAACTACGTCCACCATCACCTGAGTTTCATCTACTGCTACAAATTGTTCTTTCTTCTTGGCATTTGAAACTACAGCAACAGACGTAGATTTTGATTTGCTTCCAAAGAGCTTGCTCCAAAACCCCTGTACTTCTTTACCTATTCCTACAACTTCATCTACTGTCTTCTTAACTTCCATGAAGGAAGTTTTGGCTTGCTTATAAAGCTCGCAGCCTTCCTTGATTGCAGCTACACAGGCATTGGCAGCAAAGAGGATGGTGATAGGATCAATTTCACATTCCTACTATTTTTTTAAAGAATTCAGCAGCAGCACCCGGCCCTATTAATACAGCCACCATCACTGCATACAGAAGATATTCAATCTTAGACATACGTAAAGAGCCCTCAGACAGCGACTTACATATCTGTCCGTATCGCTCAGCACACACAGCTTCATGCACAGCTAGTCTTTTATCTGTTTCGTCTTCAAGCATTTGTTATTCCTCTGGTTGCAGGATGGCGTTTACCAAGTTGGTTGAGAGTTTAATTTCGTTCATGCTTGTGTTCCAATTGTTGGCGCTGGTGTTTCCAGTGCTGTGATTCGTGCTGTTAGGGCTGTGATGAGGGCTTGTTGTTGAATAATTAAATCTTGCATTGTCGGCTGTACTTGTATTAAAGATTGTTCAGCATTCCATGCAACTGTTGCCGCTTGTGCTTCAGCAATTTCTTCAGCGGTCAGGTCGACTTGAGTTGTTTCACCTGTTTGAACATTTACGACTGTGCGGTGCATGATTTATCCTTCGTACAAAATGTTTACAGAGCCATTATCAAAAGTATCACTTCCATTAGAAGCTAATAAACGAAGTTGTGTGCAAACGCCACCCAGTGAAAGAGAACCGCCAGAATGCCATGTTCTAGTCGTTGTTGTTGTATTTGATACAACTGAAGAAAAACTCCAAATGTAATTAGACGCATCAACTAAAGTTACAACTGCATGACCACTTAATCTTTCACCTGCAACATCAGACCTGATTAAAAATGCACTACTTTCACCTAGAACTTCACAGCTATTAGAACCATATATTAAAGAACTAGCTGAATTATAGTTAGTTGAAACTATTCCGCTAGAAGTTCCTAAACGAATATATTTATATGCTGACCCCGATGTGCTAACTTGATTAAACATTACAGTAATACGCTTTACCCAACTAGGGATGCTAGTAAAGTCAATACTTGTTCCGCTTGTAGAAGCTACAACAGTTCCGCTAGTAATAGCACCGCCATTCATCTGACCAATGTTTACACCGCTAGAACTTACTGTTATTACGGAATATACTACTGGCGATGTAACACAAATTGGATGGTCTTTTACTGGAAATGGAAGTGCAGGTTGGCAAGGTGCAGTAATGTCAGGTAGTTTTAGAGATAGCCCAAGTACTACTTCATCAATTACTTATAATTTACAAGCGTACCAAGAAGGAACAACGCTTTATGTAAACAGAACATCAGGAACATCTTCAAATGATAGTGCTGGTGGTGTAACGACAATTACCTTGATGGAGATTGCGGCATGATTGAAATAGCGATTACAAATTTAAGTCCTAATGCTAAATGGCGTTTAGAGGGTGCTGACTACGCTAATATTGAATGGCTTTCAAACGATATTCCAAAACCAACTAAAGAAGAATTAGACGCTGAAATAGCCCGTTTACAAGCCGAAGCATTAGCTAACGCTTACAAGTATGCAAGAGCAAAAGAATATCCTCCGATGACAGACTACCTCGATGCGATAGTAAAGAATGACCAAGCACAGATTGATAAATACATAGCGGATTGCCTAGCAGTTAAAGCTAAATACCCTAAACCATAACAATAGACAAATATGAAACAGACCGTTCTCGCTCGAACATTAGAAGGTGGACTGATTGAGCCGCATCACGAAATAGAAGTGGTGTGTTCGGCGTGTGGTTACGACTTAGATAAAACCGAGCTAGAGGCAGATACTTGCTCAGACTGCAACGCTCCTTTGAATCTAAAACAGCATATATCTATTCATGCAACTTCAGTTCCAGCCGCTGGCGGAAGGGTTTATTAAATTGAGTTATGCCCGATCCGTTTGGAATTATCGATGGTGCTAAACAAGTCACAAAGACTCTTAATGAGTCTGTAAAGGCGTCTGAAGAATTATCTAAAGCAATTGATGGCGTACTGGCGGTAGCGGATAAGGCAGCAAAAGAAAGAGCATCATCAAGGAAGAATTCAAGGGTTGTAAATCCTGATACTACTACCATCATTGAGGCGGTAGATGAGTTTCAAAGGTTGATGTTAGCCAAGCAGTCTGAAGAAAAGATTAAACACGAAATAGTTAAGAAGTATGGCGAAAAAGCGTGGGAAGAAATACAGGGTATTAAAGCTAGAAAGCAGTGGGAAGACAAGCGTGATAAGTATTTAGAGCAAAGCGATAGACGGGTAATGAAAAGCGTTATGGCGTTGTGTTACATATTTGCAACTTGGATAGCTTACGAATGTACATGGGGAAGGTGGAAATAATATGTTACCGCTAATGGCACTAGTC